TTCACTTTAAGTTCTACTGTGAAAAAAATATGATTCTCATTATATCCCAACACATCTGGAGTACCGTGAGCTGCACTATTTTCTATGCGTGTCCATATGATTTTGGACTTTTGAGACTTTAATTTTAACCACAATTTAGTCTCTCTTTTCTTCATGTTTTCAAAGTGAAATTCAGAGTGAAGAACACCCTACAATTTTTTAATAACTTCACCCATATGCCACTTAGTTGGTTCAATCGTAATAGCAATTCTATGTGTCTCTCTTGAGCCTAAGATTTTATTTTCCATCAGCTGTATGCCTTTAACATCATAAAACTCACCATTTGGAAGCACTACTTGAACCCTAGCGTCTTGAGCTACGGGTGATTTCATAAATTTATCTAATACTTGTCTTAATAGCTTTCCTTGCATTTCGGGTTGAAATATATCCCATAACAAATATAATGCAACCATTATGGGCTTACCCAAAAAATTAACAGAAATGCAGATTAAATTTGCTAATATATTGGTAGCGAATGAAGGTAGAAAGACAGCTACTGAATGTGCTATAGAGGCAGGATATGACCCCAAGTCAGCTTACCAAAGGGCTTACGAATTACAGAACCCCAAATTTTATCCATTAGTAGTTCAATACATAGGTGAACGTAGATCTGAAATTTTAAAAAAATATGATGTGACTTACGAGAGTCATATTACAGAGTTAGGTAAAACAAGGGATGAGTCTAGAGAGAATAAAGCTTGGTCGGCAGCTGTAAATGCTGAAGTTGCACGTGGAAAGGCTGCAGGATTTTACAATAATCAACACATACATTTGCACAAGAATGTTACACAATCTAGAGAAGAAAATGATGCCGAGCTAGTAGAAGCACTTAAAAATTATAAGCCAATCATCAATGGTCAAGCTGTTGATTTAAGTCAAGTGATTGATGTGGAGGTTACAGACGAACCTTCTCCATCTTCAAAATCACTCCCAAAGGAAAAACATTCCGATCAGAAAAAACCTCTTCGTTCTGATCATAAGAACTAAAAGTCCAAAGATGCTTTTTATCTTTTTTGTATACATAAGCTTGAGTAATCATGGTACAAGGCATGAACCTATCGAACTCCTCGACTGTAGCGTGGGCTGCATCGCCGGTGATGTCGAGCCACTTTATGGAATAGAAGTAATATCTCTTCTTGTTAATTACAGCACACTTGTATTTTGATTTTTTGCGTCTCTTGGGCATAACTATTTATACACCCTATAGAACTTTTTCCTAGACACCTTTTTTGTCAAATTCATTTCTTATGCGCGCGTCCGGGATTTTTTGTAACATTAAAAAATGGCGTAAAATAAGGATTGTAACACCTGTAACATGGATTTGTTACAATCATTGCTTAAATAAATGGCTTAAAATAACAATAATAGATGATTGTAACGTTTATAGCATTGTAACGGGGGTACAAGAATAAAAAAATATTTTTTTATTCCTAGAGAAAAACTCTATACGCTACTTTTTGGGTAGCTGTTCATAGTATTGCCCAACTCTTGCCAACCATTTGTACTTATATTGCCTAAATTCCTCGTCTTGGATTACAAACTTTTGAAAATACCCATCTTTGGTGCACATTAGAATTACCCCAGATTGTATCTTAGTTTGATATATGTAGTTATGTGCCATGGCATAGGCAGCTAATTGAGTGAAATAGTCTTCTATCCACTCTCTTCTTTTAGGCTTGTTTGATTGTTTGAAATCAATTATACTTTCGCGTCCTTCATAAATTCCACAAACATCTGTAGCTCCTGCATATAATTCAGGATACCATAAAGTAACCTCAGATCCCCATATTTCGTCCAAAGAGCCCTTTATACCGTTGTCTATGATCTGTTGAGCCATCATCATAGCTTGTTCGCCTAACTCCGTAAAATCGGCATGGTTCTGACCCAATAAATGCCCTTCTAGAACCTTATGCATAGCCGT